GGGTTTTTTTATTTATAAATCAAGTAATTATTTTCAAATAAAGACTTGACTTGCAAAAATAATCCGCACAACGCATTGTAAAATCGCTATAATTTTGAACAATAGTGATCGTCCAACCAGTAGGGGTGGCTATGTTGAATGCAAGCAATGAACAAATTGAAACGTTTAATGAGAAAGCGCCTGAAATTTTGGCGGATTTAGCAAAACATACAGAAGTAAAAATTAAAGAAAAAATCGCTGATATTGAGCCAAAACTCGCCCAGCAAATCAGCATTGAAGTGGCAAACCATATCGCGCAATGCTGGGGCGGTGAGGTGATTTATATCCCGCGCAACCTTGTTTTATTACTAAACGAACGCGACCGGAAGATTTTTAACGAATTCAACGGCACAAATCACCGTGAACTTGCACGAAAATACAACGTATCAATGCAGTGGATTTATCAGATTGTGAAGAAAATCACAAAAGAAGAAATCGCAAGACGTCAGTTTGATATGTTTGGCAACTCATAACCGATAAAAATGACAAAAAACGTCCGAAAGGGCGTTTTTTTGTGGGCAGAATTTTTATATCATGAGATTTCAATTTAGCAATCTAAGGATTAATTTATGATTGACGAAGATATATTAAACATAGCAAGAAAAGCATGGAAAAAAAAAGACTACAATGCCGCACGGGATTTCTACCAACAAGTAGCGTATGGTTACAACTACTTTACTGAGCCGGAAAAGGAAGCATTCACAAAAGAAGTGTCGATTTTTGCCGGTGAAGACCCTATGTATCAGGAGATTTTAAAGTTAGTTATAAGTCAAATTATGTTAGAAAAGGAGCCTTTATTACAAAGTAAACTCACTAATATAGTTAAACAGGATCACGGCGAAAGAGGCGCGGAATTGTTACGTTATGTACTTTATTATGCGGATTATCGTGGAGAGGTTATAAGGAAGAAAGCTGGACGTAGCTATATTTTAGAACTTCCCAAAACGCTTTCTTTTACAGAAAACACATCAAAATCTGAACCAATTGAGGATTCAGAGAAACCATTGTCAATTATTCAAGCTCTAAAAACTGGTATTAATAAAGCTAAAAACGAACCCACTAAGCCTAGTGATATAATTGGGCTTATCATATTTCTAGCAATTATCTGGGCCGTATATAAGATTTTTTCGTAACGATTATCTTTAAATCAATTTAAAATCAATAAAAAAACATCCGTTTTAAACTCCTTTGTAGTCTTACAAAAGGAGTTTTTTTATGTCTTTATCCTTACCTATCACAAAAATTGTGATCCATTGCTCCGCTACTCGTAACGGCAAGCAACTCAGAACAGTTAATCAAACCGCCGCTCAACGTATTAATGACTGGCACTCACAACGCGGCTTTAAACGCGACCCAATTTTAGCCAAAAAATTCAATCCGCACCTGCCTAACATTGGCTATCACTTTGTAATTGACACCGATGGCACGGTTGAAACAGGCCGAATGGTTGGCGAAGTTGGTGCGCACGTGAAAGGTCATAATCAACACTCACTAGGCATTTGTCTTGTTGGTGGTATTACCACAACCGGCAAAAACCATGGTGAATATACCGAAAAACAATGGCTCGCCTTGCACAAATTATTGCAAAAACTAGAGAGCGAACACCCCAGCGCACGCATTTGTGGACATCGTGATTTGAGTCCAGACGTTAATGGTGACGGCACAATCACCCCGAATGAGTGGATTAAAGACTGCCCATGTTTTGATGTTTGGACGTGGTTGGATAGTGAGCAAGTGATTAACGTTGACCATTTATTTCGGGGGTAAATATGGGACTTGCAATGTTTTTATTCGGCGTGTTCGTCTTTTTAGCCGTTATTTTACTAATTATAGACCAAGAGTTTGCTGCACTTTTGTGCGCTGGCGGAGCGGTATGTTGTTTTGTCGTTATCATCACAATGATCAACATTCAGGACACCTGCCAGAGTTACGGCAAATTTAATGTGGGCGGTAATTTCTATCAATGCCAAAAAATTCAGGAGGGGAAATGAGCGCGCCAACCTATTCAGCAAAGGCTAAAAAATCATTTTCACGCGGCTGGAAGTCAAGCAATAACGCGCAACGCAACCGAGTTATAAACAAAGGCATGACCGCCGCCACCGTTTTTTATGCGCGCTGGAGACCATGATGGAGCGAGAAGTACGTGGCATTACACTGTTTTCAGTGTTATGGGAGATGATGATTTTTGGCGGCTTTATATCTGCCAATGAGCTTGCAATAAAGAACCTTGTTCAAGCCTATGAGTGGTTGTTTTACTTTTTTACAGCGATTTCGTTGTTGGCACTTTTATGTGGTACTTCTTCTCTATACCAATATACAAGAGCCAAGTTTTATTGGGAAATAGTAACCAATACGCTGCTGGGCTTAATGTTGGCCTATTACGGTTATTTTTTCTGCGCGAGCGTACTGACATTATGGGGGTATGTTTCAGCGCAACAAGATTATTTCAATAAGGGAAAAGAAAATGGGAATGAAAGAACTGATCACCAACAATGATGGACGATTATCAACGACCGCGTTCATCCAGTTTTTTGGTGCGCTCTTAATGGCCGGCGTGCTGGTTTATACCGTATGGTTGGATCGTAGTTATGTTGGCGAATTGTTTACGACATTTGCTATTTTTTGTGGCGGCGGTGCGGCAACGAAAGGCTTCGCCAACGCAATGCAAAGCCGCAATGGGCAAGGAGGTAACGGTGATTAATCTTTATATTGTAGGGGCGGCTTTCGCCGTTTTGGCTGGCGTTTTTATCCATGGTCGCGTGCAAGCGGCCAAAATTCGCAAGCAACAAGAAGAGATCGAATTCGTAAAACGTGAAGCGGCCGCAGTCGCACAGGAGTTAGAAAATGCAAACACTGCAAAAAACATTACTGAAACTAACCGCACTTTGTCTAGCAAGTCTGTTGATGAGCAGCTGCAGTCAAAAGGTTATTTCCGTGAAGACTAGCGGATGTTCAGCATTCGGCCTTATTTATCCAAGCCGTAAAGATACAGAAGAAACCAAACGGCAGGTGCTTAATCATAACTTGACTTATGAAAAAATCTGCCAAAAAAAGGAACATAAATAATGCTAGAAACACTGGAATTTATCCAACGCCATTGGGCAATCGTTGTGGCGATTGGCGGGGCTGTGTGGACTTATTTTTGGTTGACAATGGATAGCAAATACGCCCGCAAAACCGATGTGTCAGACTTGCGCAAGGCGATTGAAAACAACGAAAAAAGCCTATCGGAAGTCAAGGGCGAATTAAGACATCTGCCGACGTCAAAAGAAGTGGCTGATTTGCGTTTATTAATGACGGAAATGAAAGGCAAAACCGACGTATTAAATACCAACATTGGCAGCCTTAACCATCAAGTGAAGTTGTTAATTGAAAAAGAGGTAAATAAAGAATGATGCGCCAAGATATTTTCACCAAAGACCAGCGGTTGGTTATTCTGCGCTCGCTTGAAGAGTGTGGTTATGATGCCAATGAAAGCATTTTAAATGATTGCTTAGATATGTATGGCCACGATATTAGCCGAGACTTAGTGCGAAACCACCTGTTATGGCTTGAAGAGCAAGGCTTGATTACGCTGGCACGTTTAAACAACAACGGCAAAGATTTCTTCGTGGCTACTATCACACAGCGTGGGTTGGATGTGGCACAAGGTCGCGCTTTCGTGGACGGCGTAAAAAAGCCAAGTCCAAAGATTTAAACCCAATTTAAAGGAGGTTTAAATGACCGATAAAAATACACGCGGCCGTGCAAGCAAAGTGGACTTACTTCCACCTAATATCAAAACCCAACTGGCAATGATGTTGCGGGACAAACACCTTTCACAAGCGCAAATCCTTGAAGAAATCAACGACCTGATCCGTGATTGCGGGTTAGATGACAGCTATCAATTAAGCCGCACAGGCCTTAACCGTTACGCCAGCCGCATGGAACAAATGGCGAGCAAAATTCGCAACGCGCGTGAAGTCGCCGAAATTTGGACGAAACAATTCGGTGAAGCACCGCAGAGCGATATTGGCAAGCTATTGATGGAAATTGTTAAGAACCTGGCGTTTGAAACGTCCATCGGTATGAGTGAAAACGGCCAGGCAGAACCAAAAGACCTTGCGTTATTATCGTCCGCTATTCAACGCTTAGAACAGGCTGAAAGTTTAAGTTTTAAACGTGAGCAAGCAATACGCCAGGAAACTATTAAGCGCGCCGCAGAAGCCGTAGAAGAAGTTGGGAAAGAACAAGGCGTGAGTCTTGAAGATGTGCAAAAAATGGTAAAAGCAGTTTATGGCATCGAATAAAACCGTTCTCTATAAATATCAAAAAAACTGGCTAAATGATAAAAGCCGGTTCAAGGTGGCTATGTTTGCGCGTCAGACGGGTAAAACATTTACGACCACATTTGAAATTGTGATGGATTGTTTAGCGGCCGAGGCTAAGGGTGAACGCACGCGCTGGGTGATCTTATCTCGCGGGGAACGCCAGGCAAAAGAAGCAATGAACGAGGGGGTAAAACGCCACCTTGAAGCATTAGGCATGGTTTGTGAAGTATTAGAAGTGCCGTTTAATTCAACAATCAACGCACTCGAAGTTGTTTTCCCAGGCGGCTCAAAAATCACCGCTCTTCCAGCTAACCCCGATACCGCTCGCGGGTTTTCATCAAATGTATTCCTAGATGAGTTTGCCTTCCATGCAGATAGCCGCGAGATTTGGAAAGCCTTATTCCCGGTAATCTCTGCCGGATTTAAATTGCGCGTGGTATCAACCCCAAATGGCAAGGGGAATAAGTTTTACGAATTAATGACCGATGTAAATAACACGGAATGGTCTCGTCACATAGTTGATATTTACCAGGCGGTTGCTGACGGATTGCCGCGTGATGTTGAACAGCTTCGCCGTGGTTTAAATGATGAAGACGCTTGGGCGCAAGAATTTGAACTCAAATGGCTAGATGAAGCCAGCGCGTGGCTATCATACGACTTAATTGACGGTGTAGAACATCCGGATGCGGGTAAACCTGAACTCTATCAAGGTGGCGCTTGTTTTGTTGGAATGGATATTGCGGTGCGCAATGACTTAACGGTGATTTGGGTGGTTGAATTGGTAGGTGATGTTTATTGGACGCGAGAGATTGTGACATTAAAACGCGTGCAATTACGCCAACAACAAGAAGAATTAAACCGCATCATGCGCCAGTATCACGTAGTGGGCGGCAATCTCGACCAAACAGGCATGGGTGAAAAAATGGTCGAGGACGCACAGTACGAACACGGCAAGCGAATTCAAGGTGTGCTTTTCAATGTTTCCACAAAACTAAAAATGGCCACTATCGGTAAAACGGCCTTTGAAGACCGCAAAATTCGCATCCCGCAAGGTGATGCCGATTTGCGAGAAGATTTACACAAGCTCAAAAAAATAACCGGCAGTAACGGCCAGCCGCGGTTTACCGCAGAAAGCGACAGCAACGGTCACGCCGACCGAACCTGGGCGTGCTTTTTAGCTTTAACCGCTGCAACGGAGGCGGTTATGCAACCGGTCAAGGCGTACAGCCGTAAACAACGAACAAGTCGTAAAATGACCCAAGGATATTAATTATGACAACAAAAAAACAAGATTTAATCGGCGTCATCGCTACCCGCGCGAAGGCTATCGACTTTTGGTCGTTTATGCACTACCTCCCAAACCCTGATCCTGTATTGAAGAAAATGGGGCGCGACATTTCAGTCTATCGCGAAATTTTGTCAGATAGCCATGTGGGCGGTTGTGTTCGCCGCCGTAAAGCTGCCATTAAAGGTTTAGAGTGGCGCATTACCCCAACCGGGAATGAAAAAACAGATGAAATCCTGGCAACGCTTTTTGACCACTTACCAGTAAATCAAATCATCAATCAAATTTTAGACGCCACCCTGTTCGGTTACCAGGCGCTTGAGGTAATGTGGACAAGTGAGAACGGATTATTACTCCCAACTGAAATAGTCGGAAAGCCACAAGAGTGGTTTGTATTTGATGAAGACAACCGTTTAATGCTGCGCACGAAAGAGAACCGCAATGGCGACATTGTCCCGGAAAAGAAATTTTTACTCGCCACCCAACAAGCCGACTACATGAACCCATACGGTCGCGCAGACCTGGCGATGTGTTTTTGGGCGGCCACTTTTAAGAAAGGCGGGTTCAAATTTTGGCTAGAGTTTGCTGAAAAATACGGCTCGCCGTGGTTAG